CCGCGCACATAGCCACGACGCCCCGGAAGCCGCGGCCGCGGGGTGCACCAGCCGCCGAGCTCGAAGTTGCGCGGCCGCCACACCCCCAGCCCGAACAGTTCGCCGTTGAGCCTCACGTCCCTGCGAATACGGGCGCGACCGTCCGGCTGCTCGATCACGTACGGCAGGCCGATGCGCAGCAGCGCGGCGCGGGTCGGCGCGACCAAATCGACGTGGCCGCCGCCCCATCCGCGGGACTCGTTGGTGCCGACCGACAGCGAGCACTGGGACTGGCACGGGGGTGAGGCGTGGACTGCGTCGTACTCGTGCCCGTGCGCGAGCAGATACTCGATCGCGTCGCCCCGGACGAACGCGAACGGGTAGTTGGGTCGGTCGGCGATGTCGACGCCGGTGACGTCGAACCCGGCGTCGTGGTAGCCCTTGGCGGCCCCGCCGGCGCAGCAGTACAGGTCCAGAAGCCTCGGCCGTCTCATCGGGCACCACCGATCCGCCAGACCCGCACCACAGCACCGGGCCGGTCCAGCGCCGACGCGTGCTCGCCCGGATACACCTTGCGCACCGCGAGCTCCACGACCTGCGAGTCATCCCGGTACACCCCGGCCGCCGACAACGCATCCAGGCAAGCCCGCGCGTGATGATCCGCGTCCGTCGAATACCGCGTGATCGGCCACGAGCGGGTGCGTTTCGGCGCGGACTTCGGCTTGCTCACCGTCACCGTCAGGTCCACGCCGACCGGGACGTCCACGAGCAGTCCGTGCTGCTTCTCGGGCACGCGGCAGACCGCGCACCATCCCTGGGCGCCCCATTCGACGTACTCGTGGCACCTCGTGGCGCGTTTCGCGGCGTCGATGATAGCTTGACGCCAGGGCTTGAGGGTTTTCTCGTTGGTGTGCTTGGCGCCGCGGCCGGGGCCGAGGAAGGTGATTTGGCCTTGGCCGGCGGGGGTGCCGTAGACGGTAATGACGGGGAGGGCTGCGCCCACGCCGTGGAGGAGTGTGTCGAGTGCGGGCTGCGCGCAACCCTGCACCGGGAGCACGATCGGCTCGGTCATGACGCGCTCCCGAGTTGCTCGAGCACCGCGGCGAGCACCTCGGCCGGCGGGCGCCAGAACCCCAGGGCGCCACGCGCAGGCACCGGCTCACGCAGAGCCCTACGCCCCGCCAGAACCCAATGCCACGTGCCCTCACAGTCAGGCCCCGCCTCGCCCCACGGCGCACAGCACCCGCCCCGCCACCACGGCTTAGCCGGGTGACAATCCACGATCTCGGCGACACCCACGACCGCGCCGAACACCCAGGAACGCGGCGCGCGGCCCGACACCATCCACTCGCCCAACGCCGCATGCCTGCCGCCGGCACCTTGCTCGTACTGCCGGGCTGCGTGGATGAGGACGCGCCCGCGGCGGTGGGTCTGCTGGGTGCGGTTCTCAATGTTCTTCGGGCCGTGCACGATCGCAGCCGCCCATGGCTGCCGGACGGTCAGGGCGCGCCAGTCATAGGCGGCCCGTGCGAGCGCCTTCGTGTCGACCGGAGGAGCGGGGCACACCGCGGCGTCCATCGCGCCGACCGCGGCCAGCAGCACCTCGTCCGGGGCGGTAGCGAGATCCGACGCGTTCACGCGGCCGCCTCCGGCACGTAGCGGGCAGCATCATCCGACAGCGGCGCCCGCAGGTAGCGCGCCGCGGCGGCGAAGAGATCCGGCGACTCTTTGAGTAGGCCAAGAGCCGTGTTGCACGCGCGGCAGAGCAAGCCCCGAACGCGACCCGTCGCGTGGCAGTGATCGACATGGAATGCGGCGGTAGCCGTCGGGCCGCCGGGTTCTGTGCTGCCGCAGATAGCGCAGCGGCCAGATTGAGCAAGGAACAGGTTCTCGTACTCAGTGAGGCCTATCCCGTAGTTTTTCCGCAGATACCGGTCCCGGTCGCGCGCCTGACCCTCGATCGAGCGCTGCCTGCCTGCGTTCTTCGCATATTCACACTGCTTGCAGCGGGCGCGGTACTGAATGGAGCCCGAACCGGACGGCCTGTAGCGGTAGAAGAGTCCCTTGGGTCGCGAACGCCCGCAGGTCGAACACACCTTGTGGGTCGCGCTCGGGTTCTCCGCGTTGCGTGCAAGCGAGCCACCGCGTGCCTCAACCTCGGCCCAGCACTCCAGCCGCTCCTCGGCGCACGTGCGGCACTCACGCGTCAACCAGCCGGAACCTGGATTCCGGAAGAACTCGCCAACAGCCTTGATCTCTTTGCACCACGCGCATTGCTGCGACTGCAGGCCCCACGGACGACCAAGGGTTCCGTAGCCAGCGGAGTTGTCGTCGCCGGGAATGGAGCGCGGAAAGCCTCGGAATGCCTCCGGACTGGCCGACGGCCTCGGCGGCTCGGGGATGCGCTGGGTCTCGTCGACCTCGAACAGCGACAACTCCGTCACGACGCACCGCCGACCATGACCACCGGACGGTCAGCGATCCACGACCGATACAACTCCTCCAACCGCGTGAACACTGCGTCCGAACCCTGCTCGATGAGCAGCCGCAGGATCTCGTCCGCCATCGTGTAGCTGCCGTCGCCGTAGCAAACCGCCCCACCGAGCCAGTCGCACGGCCCGTTCGCGTCCGTGCAGTTGTCGCGCGGCACGTAGCTGTGTGAGCCGACGTAAGCGCCGGACGGGTAGACGTCGGTCAGCCGCGCGTCCACACCCGGCTTGTCCCGGCGGTTCTGCCGCTTGAGGCCCGGCATGTAGTGGCCGATGAGCGGTCGCGTCACCCAGCCGGTGTTGACCTTCGCCACGATGGCGCCGAGCGGGCCGCGCAGGATGAGGACCAGTTCGGCTCCCCCTGCGCCGCGGTGGTCATTCGGGTCGTCGCGGTGGTCGTAGCTGGGCAGGATCTTGATTTCGTGTGTGAATTCAGGTTGCTCGGCGGACACGGTTTCCCCCTCAGGGAATCGGTGGTTGATAGGAGCCCCCTGGCCGGCCTCGGCACCTGGGTAGTGGCACCGAGGCCGGTTGCCGCTCGCGGCCGCGAGCGGCGTACCCGGCTCCGCGCGAGGGGGGAGCGCGAAAGGAGCCGGGGGTTCTTTAGCGGCCGGCGGGTTTCCGGCGGCGCCGCATCGCCTCCGCCGTCACCAGCGGAGCCGCGACGAAAGCCACACCCAGCAGCGAGGCGATCAGCCGCGCCGCGCTCACCGGTCCGCGCCCTTCGGGTCGTTCTCGGCCAACCGGTCAACCCAGTGCTGCAACCGGCCCAGTTCCGCCTCACGCGGCCCGAGCACGTACGCGAGCGCTGCGGCGTCGAGACTGCGCACGACGTTCGCGCGCCCGTCACGCAACGCCCGGTTCGAGTCCGTGACCGGCACCCTGCGGCGGCGTGCACGCAGTTTCGCGATGGGCTCGGCGAACGCCAGCGATAAGGCGCCCGCGCCGAAGAACACGCACACCACGACCGTGATCACATCCGCGCCGGTCATGGCGCACCGCCGGCCAGCTGGCGGTCAACCTCGGCCTGCTCCGCCTTACACCCGACACAATCCGCGTCGAACTCGCCCTCCGCGTGACCCTGATGCCGCGGAGCCGCCGGCCGAGGACGCTGCGGCGCACCGAACCGCTCATTACCGATCCGGGTCACCAGCGCGCCGATCGGCTCCTCCTCACCGCGCTCGTTACGCACCAGCGCCGCGTGCTGCTTCGTCTGGCGCAACTCGAACACGATCTGGTTCATGCGACCCGGCGAGGTGCTCTCGTCGAAGATCTCACTGAGGTAACTCGCCGCCGAACGCACACTGGACTCACCGCGCTCGAAATACGCCGCGTCCGCGTCCCGATCCTCGGTCGGCACCAGCCCGTTATTGATCAGCAAGGTACGCAGCGCGATCGACTGCGCCTTCGGCGTCGAACGGCCACCGCTGTCCGACGCCTCACCCGCCGCCTGCGACTCGAAGTGCGAACCGTCTGGCCCGTAGATCCGGAACGTCACCAGCGCCGTGCACTCGCGCATCTTGCCGCCGCTGTTCGTGGTGATGTCCCGGTACTCGGTCTCCACCCGGTGCTGAATGACCAGCACGCCATGCTTGCGGCACGCAGGCCCGAATGAGTTGAGCGCCTGTTCGATGCCGCGGAACTTGAACTTGCCGGCGCGCCCGCCGTCGAAGTCCCCGTCCTTGCGGATCGCGCGGATCTCGCCCATGACGCGCGACCACGCAGTCACAGCGTTGACGCGCTCGGCGTCCTGCGACAGGTCGCCCAGGTCCGGTTCGGTCAGGTCGGGAGCGGCACGGAACTGCGGCTCGTCCGCGACCATCGCCCCCGGCAGCGGCTCGCCCGCAAGCGCCGCCGCGTTCTCCACCAGGCCCATCACAACGCCTCCGCCATCTTCACGAACTCCGGATTCAGATACAGCTGCGGGCCCGTCTTGCTCACCACGCAGTCGCGGTAGGCGTCGGGGTACCGCTCGGCGAGGCGCTCGAGGTTGACCCGCGGCGCCCGGTTGACCTCCCGCACCTCGGCGGCGACATGGCCGTCCGCGAGGAGCGCCGTCCCGCCGCCCATCAGGCGCAGCAACTCGGCATACGCGGCGGCCTTCTGCTTCTTCTCGCTGGACTCGGCACGCTGGTGCTGCGCGTAGGCGAGTGCGGCCTCGCGGGTCTCGACCGGATCGGCTGCGAC